GCAAGCGGAGATAAACAGGCAAATACAGATGCTTGTATTCGATTCATGGAAATCCTCAAAGAAAATGGCTATGAGCCAATTTATTACAGCTACAAACCTTTCACGCTTGATAATATCTATTATGAGCAGATTCTTGCAAAATTCCCAAATAGCCTTTGGATTGCTGGATATGGGCTAAACGATGGTACAGCTGACTTTGACTATTTCCCAAGCATGGACGGCATTCGCTGGTGGCAATACTCTTCAAATCCGTTTGACAAGAACATTGTTTTACTAGATGATGAAGAAGAGGATAATGTAATCAGTAAAAACGATCTAAAAAGCCTTAATACCATAGCTAATGAGGTCGTGCGAGGCCTTTGGGGTAATGGGCAAGAACGTTTTGATAACCTATCAAATGCGGGATATAATGCTCAAGCCGTGCAAGACAAGGTAAATGACCTCTTAAATGCTGGAAACACTAGTAAAGACTTGGATACTTTAGCAAATGAAGTGCTACAAGGCTTGTGGGGTAACGGTCAAGAACGTTTCGACAGACTAACTGATGCAGGTTATGATGCCGAAGAGGTTCAAGACAAAGTAAATAGCCTTTTAGGTGGCGAAGACACCGTGGATCTTAATACCGTAGCTAACGAGGTCATTCAAGGCCTTTGGGGCAATGGACAAGAACGATATGATAATTTATCGAGAGCTGGTTACGACGCACAAGCCGTGCAAGATCGAGTTAACGAATTGCTTTCTTAAAGATCTGACT